CGTTAATATCTTTATCGGTAGTACTGTAATGCAAATGGTTATTAGTGCATTGGCAATTATTATCTTCCTCGGATTGACAGCATACGACACACAGAAGATTCGAGAAGAACTCAGTATAGAAACTAGCGATAGCGCAGAGGTACGTGGAGCATTGACTTTATATATGGACTTTATCAATTTGTTTATTAATCTATTACAACTGTTTGGTGATAGAAAATAATGAATAAATAGTGAGATTTAATATGAAATGGTTTTTGAATATTTTAGAAAAATTAGACAGAAAAAGAATTATTATGGATCGTGTAAATAACGAACCATATCTTGAACGCTATTATCTTTTTCTCAAAGATAGAAAAAAGTTTCCGTTTAACATTTTTCTACACAAATTTTTAAAAGGTGATCCTGATGATGTTCACGATCACCCTTGGTCTTATACAACACTAATACTTAAAGGTGGATACTACGAGTGGGTACCTATTTTTGATGATAACAATAAGAAAATTAGTGAAGTTGCTAGTTGGAGAAAACCGGGGCATTTTAGGACTTGCAGTGCTAATTCATATCATCGTATAGAATTAGATCCAGCTATCGAATGTTGGACATTGTTTATGCCTGGTAAGCAAACAAGAGAATGGGGTTTCTTGGTTGATAATAAATGGGTAGAAAATGAAAAATACCTAGAAGGAAAATATGAAAGAAAGTAATGTTTTAAAAGGTCGTAATAGTAAAGATGCGGTCATTGGCGGGCAATTAGTTGCTTTCATTAATCGTAGTTCTAGTGAATATCCTGTTGAAGTTGGCGCTGCTTTTTTTGCTCCTGTTAATGTTCAAGACCAAAAAGATTTAGATCTAAATGTAGCAAAAGAACACGCTAAACAAGAGTATAATAGAATCATGGAAATGGTTGCTATTTTACAAGAACAAGCAAAACAACTTGCTAGTAGACTAGACGCAACAGAATTAGTGCATGCCGCAGAATATGGTATAAGAACTATACATAGTAAAGCATATCATATATACTTTAATTCATATAAAGATAAAAACATTCTAACACCCATTGGTCCAACTGAGTGGTGCGCTGGGCCTGGCGAACATTTAACATATGTCGCAAGTGTTAGGAAAAAAGGCGATTCAACATGGGAGTATATTGATGAAGATAGCATTGGTAACTGATACACACTTTGGGGCAAGATCCGACTCTCAACCATTTGATGCATTTTTTAAAAAATTCTATAGTGAAATATTCTTTCCGGAATTAGACAAACGAGGTATTACTAATGTAATACACTTGGGCGATTGCTTTGATCGTAGAAAGTATATTAATTTCAATTCATTAAAGTCTTGCAAAAATTATTTCTTTGACGAAATAAAAACTCGCAATATTAAAATGGATATGATTGTAGGTAATCATGATACGTTTTTTAAAAATACCAATGATGTAAATTCGCCAGATTTGTTATTAGGCGAGTACACAAATATAAATGCCTGGGATAGCCCTATTGAATTAGATTTTGATGGTACTAGTATTTTGATGATGCCTTGGTTATGTGCAGATAATTTTCAAGAAGCATCTGACATGATTAAAAATACTAAAGCAAAAATATGCTTTGGTCATTTGGAGTTATCTGGGTTTGTGATGTTTAAAGGTCAAGATGCACATCTAGATCATTCGGGTATGGATCCTATTATTTTTAAGAATTTTGATTTAGTTTGCTCGGGACATTTTCATCACAAACACGGTAAAGGCAATGTTCAATATTTAGGTAACCCCTATCAATTATTCTGGAATGATTTTGACGATGATCGAGGATTCCATATCTTTGATACCGAAACTAAAGAATTGGAATTTGTTAAAAATCCTTTTACAATTTTTGAGAAGTATTATTACGACGATGAAAAAGAAGATGTAGCAAACATTGATATTACTAGATTCGCATCTAAGCTAATAAAAATTATTGTAGTTAACAAAAAAGATTTTGTGAAATTTGACGGATTTATAGAATCAATATATAAACAGAACCCAATAGAATTGAAAATTATTGAAGACTTTTCAGAATTTGAATCTGAAGCTCTTGATGAATCTATTGACTTAGAAGACACAATGACATTATTATCTAACTATGTAGATAGCGTTGATACTGATTCTGATAAAGATCGTCTCAAAAGTATTTTGAAAACGCTGTACGTAGAAGCACAACATTATGAGGAAGTATGATAAGATTTAAAGCTGTAAGGTGGAAGAATTTTTTATCTACGGGTGGTCAATTTACAGAAGTAAAATTAGATAAAACATCCACAACACTTATTGTAGGCGAGAATGGTGCTGGTAAAAGTACCATACTTGATGCTATTTGTTTTTGCTTATTTAACAAACCATTTAGAAACATCAATAAACCTCAGTTAATGAATAGCATTAACGGCAAAAATCTACAGGTTGAAATTGAATTTGATATTGGACAAAAAGAATATAAAATTGTTAGGGGAATTAAACCTGGCATTTTTGAGATTCATTGCCAGGGTATTTTGTTGAATCAAGATGCGGCCTCTAAAGACTATCAAAAGTATCTTGAAGATACCGTCTTAAAATTAAACTATAAATCTTTTACACAAATTGTAATTTTGGGTAGTGCCTCTTTTACCCCCTTTATGCAATTGCCGTTGGGACATCGTAGAGAAATTATTGAAGACATTCTAGATATTCAAATCTTTACAGTAATGAATAGCGTGTTAAAAAATAAAGTCAATGACATTAAAATTAAAATATCTGAAATTGATTCTTCTATTGAGTTAGGTAAGGGCAAGGTTAAAATACAACAACAGTATATTGGTACGCTTGAACAAGACAAGAGAAAGAAATTAGATGATGTACAAAAACGAATATCTGAAACGTCTACAGAGATATCACAGTTTAATGACAGAGTGCTTATCCAAAAACAAAAAGAAAGTAATCTTAAATCCTCGATATCGGACTCAGCTGAGAAACGTAACAAGCGTACTGAGATGGGAGAACTCCTTAGAAAACTTTCCGAAAGAATTAAGACTCAAGAAAGTAGCATACAATTTTACCACGAACACGATGTATGTCCGACGTGTAGCCAAAGTCTTGACACAGATCACAAACACTCCGCGATCTCACTTCATACACATAAACTCGAAGAAGTTGAGACAGCAGTTCAAACCATTACCACTCAATTGCAAGATATTGAAACTAGACTTGATGCGATTGCTGCTATCGAAAAGAAAATCTCTGAACATACCGACACTATCATCGAGCTCAACACAAAAATCATTGCAAATCAGAGTTATATACAAAAATTGCAAACAGAATTGGCAAGCAATACTAATGATACGGCAAACCTTGACGATGAGAAGACGAAGCTTAAAGCGCTGGCCAAAGAAGTTGTTATTGCGGCGGGCGAAAAAAGTAAATTGTCGGAGGATAAACACTATTTAGATATTGCAAGCATTTTGTTAAAAGACACAGGTATTAAGACTAAAATTATTAGACAATATCTTCCCGTCATCAATAAATTAGTTAATAAATATCTTGTTGCGATGGATTTCTTTTGTCACTTTGAATTGGATGAAACTTTTAATGAGACAATTAAATCTAGACACAGAGATGAATTTTCATATGCTTCATTCAGTGAAGGTGAAAAACAAAGAATTGATTTGGCATTATTGTTTACCTGGAGAACTATTGCTAAAATGAAGAATTGTGCTAGCACAAACCTTCTGTTACTTGATGAGGTTTTTGATTCATCTCTTGATGCTAACGGCACAGATTATGTGATGAACTTAATAAATACATTGGGAGAAGAGACTAATGTATTCGTTATTAGTCACAAAGGTGATTTGCTTTTTGATAAATTTAGAAGCATTATTAAATTTGAAAAGCACCAAAATTTTTCCAGAATTAATACTTAAAGGAATATTATGACATTAGGATGGCAACTAACAACACATACAGTAAATGCGTTTGCTTATTACGAAGGCGTTTTTGATGAGGATATGGTAAATGGTATTATTGCAGCAGGCGAAAAAGCGGGACTAGATCAGGCATATGTTGGAGGTGGACCTGACGAACAAGGTAGAGTTGATCCCACTATTCGCAGTACAAAAATTGCATGGATTCCAGGTAATGAAGAAAACGCTTGGTTATATAGAAAATTGACAGACGTTATTTTAGCTGCAAATGAAAAATGGTTTGGGTTTGAACTTCATAACATTGAAGGTCTTCAGTATTCAGTTTACAATGAAGGCGATTTCTATGACGCGCACGTCGATCATCATTATCAAGGTCCAGGCCAGTACCCAAGAAAATTAAGTTTTTCATTACAATTAACTGACCCCTCCGAATATGAGGGTGGCGAAACTCGTTTGCATACATCACAGAATCCGTTTCCTATTCCACAAACAAAAGGAACTATTACTTTGTTTCCTTCATACACATTACATGATGTAAAACATATCACTAAAGGCCAACGTAAGGCGCTAGTAGGTTGGGTGCATGGCCCACGCTGGAAATAATATGTCAAGTAAAATCCCTGCAGAATATTTAGATTTAAGTAACGACTTCGGATTTACGGCAGTACATGAGTCGGATGTTGCAGATCCACTTATAAGTGAAGCGAATCAAACTGCTGATTCGAAAGTTAAAGAGAAGCTTGCCAGCGTTGAAAAGCTAATTCTGCCTCTTTTGGTTAATTTGATGAAGAATCCCGATAAAGATTACATCCATTGGCCAAACCGTATTCCTTTAATAGAAAAGCAAATTGAACGCATTTTGGCTATAACGAGGTCCTAGACCCCACATACTATATGGCTTACTGGGGGCTTGACAACTGCCCCTAAAGGTGTTATAATAAGGTATGTCCCCAAGGAGTACCTAATGTTAAATACATCTAAATCTTCAAAATCCCTTCTAGCAAAACTTCTCGCTTCTGAGAATATTACGATTGAGCATCGTAAAGTCCCGACCGCATATTTCGATACTAAGAATAGAGTAATGGTACTTCCTATTTGGAAGACCATGTCTGAATTTCTAAATGATCTGTTATTGGGTCACGAAGTAGGTCACGCTCTTTTTACTCCTGCCGAAGGTTGGCATGATGCTGTTACCGGAAATGTTAGCAAAGGTTTTAAGACCTATTTGAATGTCGTTGAAGATGTTCGAATCGAAAAGCTAATTCAAAGAAAATTTCCCGGGCTTAAAACATCCTTTGTCAAAGGTTATTCTGAACTCATGCATAACGATTTCTTCGGTGTTAATTCTGGAGAACTAGATATTGATACGCTTCCACTTATTGATAGAATTAATCTGCATTATAAAATTGGTGCATATCTTAATGTACAATTTTCTTCTGACGAACAAGAGTATTTAAATCGTTTAGATACACTTGATACTTGGGAAGATGTATATAATATTGCCAAAGATTTATTTGAAAACGGCAAACAAGAGTTGCGAGATGAATTAGAAGAACAATTCTATGATGAAGACGAGGATGACAATGATTATGATTATGATGGCGAAGAAGAGGACGACGGCGATACCGAATATGGTAAAGGCACTCGTAGTGGATGGAAACCCGGCTCTCCAGATAATTTTAACGATTTAGAACCAGAGTCTATTACTGATAAAAATTTTCGGAAGCGCGAAAAAGACTTTTTAAGCGATGAAACAAAGCCATATTACTATGTTAATATGCCTACTCCCAAATTAGAAAATATTATTGTTCCTTATAAAAATATTGCAAAATATTATAAAGATTTTAAATATCCAATTAAGTTAAATTCTGATTTGCCTGAATATGGATATACCGAAGAAGAAGCAATGGCACTTATTGAAACGTCTAAAACAAAATTGTTGAAACGGTTTCATGACACAAATAAAAAGTATGTGTCTTATCTAATTAAGGAATTTGAGCTTAAACGAAACGCTCGTCAATTTGCGAGAGCAAGTGTGTCTAAAACTGGTGAACTAGATATGAAAAAAGTATTTGGTTATAAGTTTAACGATGACCTGTTTCGTCGAATGACAGTTGTGCCAAAAGGCAAATCTCATGGCTTACTAATGTTTATCGATTACTCTGGTTCAATGACAGATAATATTAAATCTACTATTGAACAAACACTAGTACTTGCGACATTTTGCCGCAAAGTAAATATTCCATTCCGAGTATACGCCTTTACAGATTTGATGTCAAATGATCTAGTAGAAGAAATGAACTATCCTAATAGTGAAGAATATAGAGAGTATTTGGCAACTTCAAGGTATATAAACAATCCTAAACTTGCTCCAAAATATGCTAAGTTTTCTGAAAATGAAAAAGAGCTATCTATGAATGCCAATGGATTTAGATTGAGAGAATATATTTCAAGCGAAATGTCTGGAACAGAATTTAAAGAAGCAGTTAAATATTGGTTATTGGTTGGCGAATTGCATGCTAATCGTAGCTGGAATTATAAAGAAAGTGATGTTAATCTTCCTCGCGAATTTAAATTGGGCGAATTTGAGGTATTAAATGGTACACCTTTAAATGAGGCAATTGTTTCTAGTGTATCAATTGTAAAACAATTCAAAGACAAATATAAATTAGATGTAGTTAATACTGTGTTTTTAACAGATGGCGAATCTAATGATACCCATACAATTATAGATAAACAAAGAGCAAATGGCGAAGCATTTATTGGAACTAGCCATAATGTTCTTAGCTCAAATGTAATTATTCGTGATACTAGTACAATGACTGAAGGCAAAAAACCGCCAGGCGCTGATCTCACAGTTGGTTTATTAAATTTGCTTAAAAATATTACTGGAGTAAATGTAATTGGATTTTTTATTACGCCGCAAGCTAAACATGTTAAAAGATATATTCTATCTAGGATTGAAAGATCGGGTACACATATAATCGATTTCGATGAGAAATTTAAATCATTTAGAAAGACTAAATTCTTTATGTTGAATAATGTGGGTTATGACGATTATTATATTATTCCTGGCGGTGAAGATTTGGAAATTAAAGAAGATAAAATGGATGTCAATTCAAATAGTTCAAGGAATGAATTGAAAACAGCATTCATGAAAATGCAAAAAAGCAAGAGTGTGAATCGTGTGCTTTTGAGCAGATTTATTGATAAAATTGCTTGACACGCAATTAAAAAGGTGTTATAATTAATTGTGAATTGAACTTAATTGGAACTTTATATCATGTCTAAATCTCATTATTCTGAAGAACAGCGCAAAGAATTGGTTGCTAAATTGATTGCCGAATTTGGCAAAGTTGTAACTAAAGAACAAATTCTTTCTTATTGTGAAACTAATAAATTGCCTAATCCGCACTTTATTGTTGCCTGCCGAGAAATTAAAATTGGTAAAAGTCAATATGATTTGAACCAGATATTTGAAACTACAAAAGGTGAGACTATGCAATCTGAAGATGTTTTCCCAGCATTGCAGGCTCAAATTATTCCATTGAAAAAACGATTAGCAGTAGAAATTGATAGTACTATCCCAGCAAAAGATAATACCTATGTCCCTTTTGGCTTTTTTAAGCAATTGGAAATGATCTTAAAATCTAAGACATTCTACCCCGTATTTGTTACTGGTCTATCAGGTAATGGCAAGACAACAATGGTAGAACAAGCTGCGGCTAAATTGGGCCGCGAATGTATTAGGGTCAATATCAGTATTGAAACGGATGAGGATGATCTTATTGGTGGCAATACTTTGCAAGACGGTAATGTAATTTATCGTGAAGGCCCTGTACTAATGGCAATGCGCCGAGGCGCAATTCTTTTGATTGACGAAATTGATCGTGGTTCAAATAAAATGATGTGCTTGCAGAGTATCCTAGAAGGCAAACCTTACTTCAATAAAAAGACAGGCGAAATGATCTATGCGGAAAAAGGTTTCACTATTGTAGCAACTGCTAACACTAAAGGTCGTGGTACAGAAGACGGTCGTTTTATTGCAGCTCAGATTTTGGATGATGCGTTCCTTGAGCGATTCCCAATTACTGTAGAACAAGAATATCCGTCGCCCGCAACTGAGAAAAAGATCATTGCCAACAAAATGGAATTCTTTGGCAAAGTGGATACAGAATTTGCAGACAAATTGATTAGCTGGGCAGAAGTTATTCGTAAAACTTTTGAAGAAGGTGGCGTGGATGAGATTATCAGTACACGTCGTTTGGTAAATATTGTACAGGCATATTCAATCTTTAATAACAGAGAAGATGCAATTACTTATTGTATCAATAGGTTTGACGACGATACAAAGACTGCATTTATGGATTTGTATGTTAAAATGAGTACACCTGAAGTTGTTGTTGAAGCACAACTTCCCCCAGAAATTAAAGTGGATGACGAAATTCCATTCTAATATTGAATTAATCTAACACAAGGGCGCTTCGGCGCCTACACCTTTCTTTATGCACACTAATGAAATAGTACACGACACATTTATCCCAAGGTGGTTTGGGCGTCTTGGTAATAACATTCAACAAATATCTAATGGAATATATTACTGCGAAAAGAATAACGTAAAATTTACATCGCCAGAACATCCATTTATTAATGCAATTGAATTGACATTTGGGGACAATGAATTTAAAATAAGTGAATCATCTCACAATTGGTTTTATTTTTTTGAAGGCCCAGATAAAGATTTCGATGCAGATATTACTGATTTAAATTTTAAAAGAAAAGAAATATGTGAAAAGTATATTCTGCCTAATTTAAAAGTTAATCATGATGAGTTAGATCAGCCTATAGGAGATGATGTTTGTGTTGCACATATACGAAGCGGAGACGTGTATTCACATGCACCACATCCATCCTATGTACAAAATCCTTTATCTTTTTATTTAGAATTATATAAAAGATTTAATCAGAAAGTAATTTTTATTACTGAAGATGATAAAAGTCCAATAACACAAGTATTAAAAAATAATGGTGTCAATGTTAATGTGTTGGATGTACAACAAAGTTTAACATTATTACTAAGAGCAAAGGCAATAGCAACATCGGGAATAGGGACATTTGCTTTAGCTGCGGCAATATGTTCAAAGAATATTAAGGAATTATATTGCACCAATTTATCGATACCTAATGCACTCAATCCAAGTATGTTAAAAGAGCATCTTGATGTGTATAGCATGGATATCAATGGTGATAAATATATAAGAGTAGGTGAGTGGAATTACTCAGAGAATACCATTGCCAAGGTTTTACAGTATAACGAAGATATATTATTCAGGAGATTATAGTATGGAAAAAAAGGTAGCTCTAATCACGGGCATCACAGGACAAGACGGTTCTTATCTAACAGAACTTTTATTGTCTAAAGGTTACGAAGTTCACGGTATTATCCGTCGCAGCTCGTCAATCAATACAGGTCGCATTGACCATATCTACAGCAATCCAAATTTGCATCTTCACTATGGTGATGTAACAGACTCTTTGTCTATTATGAACGTATTGAAGAAACACAATCCATGTGAAATTTATAATCTTGCAGCACAGAGTCACGTTAAGGTTTCTTTTGAAACCCCCGAGTATACTGCAATGGTTGATGGCTTAGGTACATTACGTATTCTTGAAGCTGTTAGATTACTTAACATGGAAAAGACATGTAAGATTTATCAGGCATCTACATCTGAGTTATATGGTCTGGTACAAGAAATACCACAAAAAGAAACAACTCCATTTTATCCTAGATCGCCGTATGGTGTAGCTAAGCTCTACGCATACTGGATCGTTAAGAACTATCGAGAATCATATAATATGTTTGCTTGTTCTGGCATTCTATTTAATCACGAATCTCCTCGTCGTGGACATAATTTTGTAACTAAGAAAATTGTAAATGGCTTAGAATCAATTGGTTCAGGTCGTCAAGAGTGTTTGTATTTAGGTAATTTAAATGCTAAACGAGATTGGGGTCACGCTAAAGATTATGTTGAAGCAATGTGGTTGATGCTACAACAAGACGCCCCTGACGATTTTGTTATTTCTACAGGCGAGCAATATTCGGTTAAAGAATTTGTTGAAAGATGTGCACCATATTTTGCATTAAAAATTCGATGGGAAGGTGAAGGCCTAAATGAAGTCGGTATTAACGAACACACAGGAAAAATTATTGTTCGTGTAGATGAAAAATATTTCCGCCCTGCAGAGGTAGAAACATTATTGGGTGATTCATCTAAGGCTAAGAGTGTACTTGGTTGGACTCCTAAGCATTCTTTTAATGCCCTTGTAGAAGATATGTGTATTAATTTTAATTAAGGATATCATGGAAAAGAATAGCAAAATATTTGTTGCGGGTCATAAAGGATTAGTTGGATCAGCAATTGTAAGAAAATTAAAAGAAGAAGGTTATACAAATTTAATTCTGAGATCAAAAAGCGAATTAGATTTAAGAGACCAACGATCAGTTAAAAACTTCTTTAGTACAGAGCGACCAGACTTTGTTTTCTTAGCAGCAGCTAAGGTTGGTGGCATTAACTGGAACTGGACAAATCCTGGCGAATTCATCTATGACAATTTGCAGATTCAAACTAATGTAATTGATTCTGCATATAGAAATGGTTGTCAGAAATTGTTGTTCTTAGGTTCTGCTTGCATTTACCCTAAGGTAACACCTCAGCCAATTAAAGAAGAATACTTATTAACAGCGCCACTTGAACCAACCAATGAAGGTTATGCACTAGCAAAAATTACAGGTTTACGTATGTGCGAATATTACAGACGCCAATATGGCTTTAATGCTATTAGTTGTATGCCTGCCAATTTATATGGACCTAATGATAACTTTATTCCAGAACATGGTCACGTAATTCCTGGTATCATTACTAAGATGCATAATGCTATGAAGACAGGGGATAACAGCATAGAGTGCTGGGGTGATGGTACACCCACTAGAGAATTTTTATATGTAGATGATCTAGCAGATGCTTGTTTCTGGTTAATGCAAAATTATGATAAACCAGAATTTGTTAATGTTGGTAGTGACGAAGAACTTACAATTAAAGATCTCGTTAATAAGCTCAAAAAAGAAATGGGCTTTTCCGGTAAAATTGTTTGGAACAAAGACAAACCAAACGGCACACCAAGACGCAAAATGGATAACACTAAGCTAAAAGAACTAGGCTGGAAAGCTAAAGTTACTTTTGATGTGGGCTTAAAACAAACTATTGATTGGTACAAAAAAGAAAAGGGGTTAGTATGAAATGGCCTTTAATGGGTGAAACAATCACCTTTGGTGACAGACTAAAAATGGCGCATTTTGCGCTAACAGCTAAAAAATTTACCTTCGGTGAAAAGGTTAAAAAGTTTGAGCAAGAATGGAGTGAATGGCTTGGTGCTAAACATTCATTGTATGTTTCTTCTGGTAGCACAGCAAACTTCTTATTGGTAGCGGCAGTTAAAGAATTGTATGGATTGAAGAATGGCGATAAGGTATTGTTGCCAGCCTGTACTTGGGTAACTAATGTTGCACCAATTATGCAACTAGGGCTTGAACCTGTATTCTGCGATATTAATATTGATAATTTTAGTTTTGATCTTGTAGACGCAATAAAGATTTCCAAGAAACATGACATTAAAATGATCTTTGTTACTCATCTATTAGGGTTCTCTGCAGACAACGAATCGTTGTCTAGGATTTTTCCTAAAGCAATTATTATAGATGACGTTTGTGAATCACATGGTTGCACTGATCCCAACGGTGTTAAGCGCGGAGCAAATGATTTAGGTGCAACCTTTAGCTTTTATTTCGGACATCATATGTCCACAGTTGAGGGTGGCATGGTTTCGACAAACAATACCGACCTATATGATTTAATGCAATTAAAACGCAGTCACGGTATGGCAAGATATTCTACAAGATTCGACGATTATGCTGCGCTTTATCCAGACATTGATAAACAATTCTTGTTTGTTACTGATGGATACAATTTTAGAAATCATGAGATTTGTGCTGTTCTAGGTTCATCGCAGTTAAAGCGTTTAGATAAAATGATTGAAATTAGGAACAGAAATCATAAATTATTTACTGATATTATAGACAAATACGAACATTTATTTTATAATATTAAAAATTCAGCAACGAATAGTAGTTTTTGTTTGCCTTTCATCTGCAAGTCTAAAGAGATTATGATGGCTATGAAAGAAACATTTGCTGAAAATGGTATTGAATATAGACCAGTTGTTGCTGGCAATCTATTGGCACAGCCATTTTTAAATGGTTATAAAATTGAAACATCTAAAGACAAAACAAATGCGGATTTGATTAATGCTCAAGGTGTATATATTGGTAACAATCATTTTGTAACTGAAAAAGATATGGCGTTCTTAAAACAAGTTGTGGAGAAAATTGATGATAGATTTCGGTAATAGCATAGAAGCAATAATTAAACAAACTGTTCATGATGTATTGGCAAAGGGAGATCTTCCTGATTCTGAATATATTGAAACAGATAACCTAGGCGAAGTTATTGAAAAACTCGCAATCATTCATATTCGTATGTGGATGTTGGAAGATGCGATTCAAGCTGCAAAATCAGATGAAGAAATTGCAGACTTAAAACGCAAATGCGACATTTGCTTTAAAGTTAAAAGACCTCGTTATGTGCAAGCAGTTAATTTAATGGTTGACAATGCAATCAGAACAAACAGATCTTTAGTAGAAGATTCTGTAAAATTATATAAAGGTGTTAAGTAATGTCTAAAATTATTTTCTTTAATCACTATCACCGAGGTGATTTGTTAACACATAAAGAGTTTATTCGTCAACTACAGAATGAAATGCCTGGTTTTACTTTTGAGTATATGCATTTTAATCATCCTAAATTAACTAGGGATTTAAATATTCCTGTAATTGGTGCACCTGAAAATTTAGATGCAAAAACTCCTTTTTATCAAGACGATGGTGTGTTGTATATTAATACTTGGATTGGGTGTTTCTGGGATATTTTCTGTGAGCATGGTGGTATTAACATGAACTCATTATGGCATCAATGGGATAAAATCTTAGATACAATCAATGGGCATTTTAATACAGAAATAGCATTAAGAACAGATAAAGAATCATATTTACCTGAGATTGATTTTACAAAATTTGATGTATCTAGTATCGATGAATTTTTAAAGACCCATACCAATAAAAAGATTCTAATCTGTAATGGTCCACCTAAATCTGGACAATCATTCTCAGACAATATGCAAGACTTCATCAATCTTGCTGCAGAAGAATCTCCTAATATTGACTTTATTTGCACTACAAAATTTGATACTACATTAAACAATGTTCTATTTACTGATGATATTATTGTAGATAATGAAGTTGAAGATAAACGAGCGCCATGGGAAGATCGAGAAGTTAACAACTGCGACTTACAGGAAATTTCTTATCTAAGCGAACATTGCGATGCGATTGTAGGTAAGAATTCAGGACCATTTGTTTTCTGCGAAACATATAAAAATTATATGGATCCTAATAAAAAGTTCTTGTCTTACAATGTAAGCTGGGGCATTGGTAAGCCACCTACAGAAACAATGTCAAATGGGTTAGACATTAAGTGTAAATATACTATTACACCTATTAGTGATATTAGTACTTTGTCTTCAGATGATATTGCTAACATTCATAACTCTTTGAAAGAATTAACTGATAGCCTATGAAAAAATTAAAATTGGGGTTTGCTGACACCCACGATCATTTAAGTCAGTTCTTCTATAGTTTATTGTCTAATCGGTATGACATTGAAATTGACAATGAAAATCCTGACTATTTGATCTTCGGTGACGAAAATTTCGGTACAGAAAATAAAAAATGGTCTAAAAAGGATTGCGTTAAGATTTTCTATACAGGTGAAAATCGTAGACCAGATAATTACGATTGCCACTACGCAATATCATTTGATCACAACTACAATAATTGGCATTATCGTTTGCCATTGTTTGTTATCTATATGTGGTCATTGGATATGATTCACAATACTGATTATAAGTATTATCATATTCTAGGCGAGCATACGCCTAAAGAGAAAACAGGATTTTGTTCTTTTGTTGTATCAAACCCCGGATGTGAAGAACGTAATGAGTTCTTTAAACAACTAAATGCTGTTAAGCCTGTAGATAGCGGCGGGGCATTGTATAACAATATTAAAGCAAAATTAGATGGAGAAGTTGCTAAGATTGATTTCTTATCCACAAGGAAATTTAATATCTGTTTTGAATCGGGGTCAAATCCTGGTTACGTCACAGAGAAAATTTTACACGCATTCTATGCACAGACTATTCCTATTTACTGGGGCAGTCCAACAGTTGCATCAGATTTTAATACTAACTCTTTTATCAATGTACACGACTTTGGTAACATGAGCGAGGTTATGTACTTTATTCAGAAATTAGATGAAGATGAAGATCTATATAACAGATTCTTAAATTCACCTAAGCTTGCTGGTGGTGTACCTCGCGATTATATGATATTGAACAATTTCTTAAATTGGTTTGATTCTGTGGTGTATAATAAAATTGATATGAGAGCTTAATGAAAATACAGACCTTTATCTTTAATTGGCAAGGTCAGTATGAAAAGACCAAAGAAAAGCAAACGCAACTGAGTGCCATTGGGGTCGTGCCTGTCGTTATTAATAGTGACGACAATCACCGTGAGGACGATCCTAATTGGCACAACATTGGTGAAGAAAGTTATTTCACTGCTCAATTTTTAAAAGCAATTGAACTATTTGATGCGGATGTTATGTTCCATATACAAGCAGACGCATCATATAATGATTGGAAAAAGTTATATGACGATGCTGAAAAATATTATGATGTAACAGATTGGGGCATTTATGCTCCGAATGTAGATTACACTTGGTACGATTCTACTCGCACAGATGTCAACACTTTAGATTTTCCTATAGATAAATTAAAAATTGTTGCTAATACAGATTGTACTTGTTGGTTTATTCATAAAGATGTAATCAATTGGTACAAGGAACGCAACTTGGATTTTAGTCAATATAAAATGGGATGGTGCTGGGATATCATTTTCCCTGCATTATGTTTTATTAATAAGAGACCTGTTATAAGAGACTATGCTCATACTATAGAACATCCAAGGGGGACAAACTATAATACGGATCAAGCAGAACAAGAAATGTGGCATTTGTATAATAGTTTAACACCAGATGTAAAAGAAGCATTTGGTCTTATTAAAAATAACAAAGATGCTCTGTCTAAGTATTATACCTAAAATGAAAAAAATTATAGCATTTAGTTTGTGGGGAGACAACCCTAAGTATTGTGTTGGTGCAATTAGAAATGCCCAATTGGCAAGAAAGTTTTTTCCAGAATGGGTTTGTCACTTTTATTATGACCAGACTGTGCCAAAAATTTACATTGCAGCATTAGATGAATTTTCTAATGTAGAAACAATTAAGATAGACAATGGTTCATTTGGTGCATTCTGGAGATTTTTCTCAATGCAAAAAGATACCATTGTTTTGTCGAGAGATACTGATTCTAGATTGTCTCTAAGAGAAAGACAAATTGTTGATGAATGGTTAGATTCAAATAGTAAATTGTCTGTAATACGAGATCATATTAACCATTACGAGTTTCCGATACTTGCAGGTATGTGGGGAATTAAAGATGGGTTGTCGGACAATCTAGTAGAAGGCATTAAACGATATTGGTCTACACATCAATATCTAGTTGATCAGTTCTATTTACGAGATATGGTTTGGCCTTCTTTAAGTAACGACGCAATGGTACATGGTATTAAAGAACGCGTCTGGATGCGTGAAAGTTATAAAGAAGTTGGCCGAGACTTTATAGGTCAAACATATGACGAACACGAAAACTCAATATATGATCCTGCATTAGTATGACAAAAATAATAGTACATCATCACACTGGTCTGGGTGACCATTTTATATGTAATGGTCTAGTTCATGCATTAACGGATCACTACGATATTGACTTAATTTGCAAAAAACATTATACTAAGACAGTAGAACATTTATATGAGGACTTTCCTAATATAACAATTATTCCTGTTGAAAATGAAATGGAAGATTGTTTAAAGCATGCTCAACAAACATCTCATCCTTTAATGAGAGTCGGTTTTGAAAATTGTGACTATGATAATTTTGAAGAATCATTTTATACTACATCCGGTCTAAATCCAAACGATGAATATGATAGATTTGTTTTGCCAACAAGATTAGATGGTTCAGTAGAGTTATATGACAAAATATCTAGCAAGCTAGGGCAAGATTATAACTTTATACACAATGCAAGTACATACGGTAGTTTTGACCTCAAAATAGATTCTAATTATCCTTGCCATATTGCTATCAAAGAAGATACAGATGACGTATTAGATTATGTAGATACAATCTGCAATGCAAAAGAAGTTCATGTTATTAATAGTGGTCTAAACAATTTAGTATTCCAATTATTTTATAAAGATAAAATTAAAGGAAAAGTCTTTTATCACAATGCAAGAAAACCCAATAAAGGCGGTATTGCAGTAAAAGTACCCGATGGTATAGAGGTTATAGAATATGAGTAAAAAGGTGACGGTGATTACGCCGACAACAGGGTCAAGTTATTTAAAAGATAATCTTCGTTCTGTGTCTGAGCAAACATATGATAATGTAGAACATCTTGTAGTTATTGATGGTCCTGGTTACATTAAGAATGCGCAACAAGTTATAGGTGGTTATGATGGAAAAACTGTTTTATGCCTTCCAGAGAATACTGGGGCAAATCAATACAACGGACATAGGATATATGGTTCTATGTCTTATATTTGCAATTCAGATTATCTCATTTTCCTAGACGAAGATAATCACATTGATTCTAATCATATTGAAACATTGGTTAAGGTTGCGGAGAAACATGATTGGGCTTTTTCTTTGCGAAGAATTATAGACAAAGATAACAATTATATTTGTAATGATGATTGTGAGAATCTTGGATTGTGGCCAACCTGTCTAAGTGAACAGGAATTGTTTGTTGATGTTGGTGCATACTTTTTACCGACACCTATAGCAATACAAATCTCTCCGTTATGGTATAGGAGAGCTAGACATCCTGACGATCAACCTGAAATAGATCGTGTTATTATGCAAGTTCTACTTCAGTATGGATTTACCTACAATACGAATGGTGAGTATTCTCTAAATTATAGAGTAGGTAATAGAGCGGATTCCGTGCAAGCAAATTTTTTCTTGCAAGGAAATAAATTTATGGAACAAAAGTACAAAGGTGATTATCCGTGGCGAAAGAAATAAACTACAAATACAACGAAGATGAATTGTTAAAAGAATTCAAACAATATATTGATGCTACTTATGGACAGCATTATTCTTTAAACAAATTCCAAGCGACAGAATTTATAATTGATAGCGGACACGGTGTAGGTTTTACCGTTGGTAACGTAATGAAGTATGCACAAAGATACGGCAAGAAAGCCGGAAGCAATAGACAAGACGTACTAAAGGTGTTACACTATGCATTGATGCTATTATATGTACACGACATTGAAACCCAAGGAGCTAAATAATGCAAATAAGTAATGAAACAATCCAAATCTTGAAGAACTTTGCGGCGATTAATAGTAATATTATGATCCGTAAAGGCAAGACTTTATCCACAATTAGTACAGCAAAAAACATTTTTGCTAAAGCTGAAGTTGTAGAAGATTTCCCCACAGAAGTGGCTGTATATGATTTGAACTCTTTGTTGGCGTTGCTAACATTGATGGAAAATCAACATGTTGAGTTTGGCGATAAGAGCCTAAACATTTCTAAAGACAACGGCAAATTTGAGTACTTCTATTCTAGTCCAACAGTTATTGTTGCGGCACCAGACAAGAGTATTGAGATTGATAATCACTATCAGTTTAAACTCTCATCTGAAGATGTTAATATGATTATGAAGGCGGCTGCTATTACAAGCTCACCTACAATCACAATCTCCAGCAAAGGCGACGACGTTTCTTTAACTATCGGTGACAAGAAAAACGACACAGCAAATACCTACAAGAAAGTAATTGGCAAGAGCGAACATTCTTTTGATTGCCATATGGCAGTTGAGAACTTTAAAATCTTCCCTGATGCATATACAGTTACAATTTCTAAGAAGAAGGCTTTTCACTTCCAACACGCTACAAAGGCAATTGAATATTTTATTGCAATGGAACCCGATTCGGTAGTATAATGAATCCCGTAGGTCGTAGATCATTTGCTAGAGGCCTAGGTCTAATAGGCTTGATTGGTGTAGGAATTGCAGGTTATAAGGAAGCTAAAGAGCGACTTATGCCTGCACCCGATGAACTAGCGTCTAAAGAGTTATCTGACAAATTAGATGAACATCCTATGCTTGCGTTGAATGCAACATATGGTGAGAAGGTACCGCCGCTGCCTTACAGTCCCTATGGCCAGTTTACCCTTATTGGTACTGGTCCTAGTTATAAACCCGGGACGGAAGTACGTGTGCAAGCTAAAATGCAGGTTGGACCTGACGGAAAGCTGTACGTCAAAGAAAATAACATTTGGCGCAAAATTTAATATTATGGAGTTATTATGGATTATCGTGAAAATGAATTTTTGTGGGTTGAGAAGTATCGGCCACTCACATTAGAAGATTGTATTTTACCTGCAGACCAAAAGCATATCTTTCAGGAGATGTTGTCTAAAGGTGAGATACAAAATATGCTATTGTGTGGTGGCGCAGGTATGGGCAAGACCACTATTGCCCGAGCGTTGTGTGAAGAATTAGAAACAGATTATATTATCATTAACGGATCAGAAGAATCTGGTATTGATGTTCTTCGTACAAAGATTAAACAGTTTGCTTCTACTGTATCATTCAGTGGCAAACCTAAGGTTGTTATTTTAGACGAAGCGGATTATCTTAATCCGAATTCTACACAACCTGCATTACGAGCATTCATTGAAGAATTCTCGTCAAATTGCAGATTCATTCTTACTTGTAACTTTAAGAATCGAATCATTCCTCCGCTGCATTCTAGAACAGCGGTCATCGAATTCAAATTGCCTAAAAGTGAAAAGCCAAAGATTGCAGCTGCATTCTTTAAGCGCGTCATGGAAATTATGGCAATTGAGAATATCGAATCGGATGGCAAAGTCATAGCAAAAGTAATTGAGAAGCATTTTCCTGATTATCGTAGAGTTCTAAATGAACTTCAGAGGTATAGTGCATCTGGTAAAATTGATGAGGGAATTTTTGTTAGCCTCGGCGAATCTAATATGCAAGAACTAATCTCATCTTTGAAAGATGGTGATTGGAAAAAAATGCGTACGTGGGTTGTTAATAATATTGACAATGACCCGCAAACAATCTTTAGAAAATTATATGATACATTGACCGATCATGTCACACAAGTACCACAGCTTATTCTATTGCTTGCAGATTATCAATATAAGGCAGCATTTTGTGCAGATCAAGAAATAAATCTTGTAGCTTGTTTAACAGAGATTATGGCAGCGGTTGAATTTAAATGAACGATTTATTGAAACCCACATTTGATTGGATAAAAGATGATTTTAATTCTCATCCTTTTCGCTTTATCGTTGAGCTTATTGCTTGGGCTATTAGTATTGGCTGTTCGATTACCATGGCTGTTACTGTCCCCACTCCGCCCCTGCTTACTCTCTATCCTATATGGATTATCGGCTGCAGTCTCTATGCTTGGGCTGCTTGGACTCGTAAATCTTTTGGTATGTTGGCCAACTATCTCCTGCTCACTACCATAGATACTATTGGACTCATAAGGATGGTATTATGAGTATATTTGGAACCCCTGTCGAAAAACCAGCAGAAGTTCCATATAAGGCTCCTGCGATTTCACCCTTTGATTTTATCAATGCTATACATCATAGCAAAGATAAATTGATCGTAGATGATTGGTCTGAGAAACAATATAATCCCTATATCATTAATAAGGGTCTATCTTACGGGCATGATACAGTAATTCCTGCAAATGAGATGAATTCTAGACCACATTTGGACAAGATCCTACAATTTGATTTTCTTATAAATATTATTAGGCCACGAAAAAGATTCAATAAATGGATCAAGGCTGAGAAAATCGATGACTTGGAAGTTGTAAAAGAATACTATGGCTACAGCACAGAAAAAGCCAAACAAATATTACCACTACTCAATGACTCGATTATTATTGAATTGAGAAAAAGAATAACAAAAGGTGGTAAGAATGACTACTGACATTATAAACATTAACTTCCCAGGGTACCATCCCCTAGAAGTAATATTGGCTGAACCGGATGATTTTTTAAAAGTACGAGAAACTCTAACTAGAATCGGTGTCGCTTCTAGAAAAGATAAAATACTATATCAATCTTGTCATATATTGCATAAACAAGGTAGATACTTTATTGTTCACTTTAAAGAGCTATTTGCTTTAGACGGGAAAACAGCTGATCTATCTGACAATGATTTACAAAGAAGAAATACTATTGCTAAGCTGCTAGTAGACTGGGGCTTGGTTAAGATTAATAATCCAGAACATTTCTTGGATTATGCTCCACTTTCACAGATCAAAGTTATTTCCCACAAAGAAAAAGATGAGTGGAAAATGGAAACAAAGTATAACATTGGTAAGAAAAAGCTAGCTACTAGCACTAAATAATAATATCCCCGGGATGGGAAACGCAGCAATCGGTGTGGGCTGTATAAACCAGAAGCCGACCTAATTTTGATCCCACTACCTTGGGAACGTCTAAAGCTGGTACAACGTATGGTACCCCTGTAGTCAGTAAGCAGGATTAACGCTATGCCTTCGGGGTAGCAAATTTTAAAACTCGCTTAATAGGAGAACTATATGTTTTACGCAAACATGGCTATCGATTCAATTCAAGACGCCAAAATCAACTTCCTCAAACAAACAGTCAAGGAAGAATCCCTTCGAAAACCTCTGGTTGATTTTGTAGAAGCACAACGTGTTTTTACAAAGCAGGTCGCCAAGACTTCCACTGATGTAATGAATATTGCTTCAGAAACAGTTGCAAATACAATTAGTGGTATTGCAAATAAAAAGGGAGAGTAATATGACATTTGTTAAAGACGTATTCGGTCGTGATATGTTCAAAGACTTTGATAAACTATATGTTGGCTTTGACGATCAATTCAACAAGATGGCTAAAATCCATGATGATCTAACAAAGAGCATCCCTAATTATCCACCTTACAATATCAGGAAAACCGGCGATAACACTTATGTTATTGAAGTTGCAGTTGCAGGTTTTGCAAAACAAGATATTGAGATTGAACTTGATAACGGCAAGATGATTATCAAAGGCAACGTACAAAATGCAGAAGAGGAAGAAAACTTCCTATTCAAAGGTATTGCTAACAGAGCATTTACTCGTGCATTTACACTTGAAGATCAAATTGAAGTTAAAGATGCTGAAATATTCAATGGTATGCTTAAAGTATTTTTGGAAAGAATTATTCCAGAACACAAGAAGCCAAAGAAAATTGAAGTTAAAGATTCAGAAGTAAAGGCAAAGACGGTAAAGAAATCTAAGCCGCAATTACTTACAGAAGATGAGAATCATAATGAAAAATGATCTAAAAGAATTTGAAGGAGTTCATGTTCCTTCGATAAAAGACTTTTGGTCATGGGTAGGTAAAGCGTTTACTCCGTCTTACCAAAAAGAGATTGATATGTATTTGAAGGATTCTGTAGATCATAAAGATCTAGAAACTAGAATGACAATATTAATGCGCAGGGGGCTTTTATGAAATACATTAAAGCTTTCATATCAATAGTACAAGAAGTACGATATATGTTATCTACCCGAAGAAGTACATTGGAATTCAGAGGTGACTGATTGTATAAACAAATACTAAAATCTTTTATGGCGTATTGTGACGAATGGCTAGAAATTAGGCATTTGTGTATTATACAAAATATAAGAGGTTGGTAGTAATACCGGGGCTTCGGCCCCAACAACTGGAGAAAAAATGATTGAAGTGATTAAATTAGTTACCGGTGAAGAGATTGTCGGCGACACAAAATATGAACAAAACAAAGTAATTGTTAAAAAGCCGTGTGCTGTTATGTTGGTTAATTCCAAATCGACACCGGATCAACATTCAATGGCATTGATTCCTTATGCAGGATATACTAAAGATCATATCATTCATATTGATAAACGATCTATTGTATGGAATGCTGAACTACAAGATGATGTATATAATCAATACAATGCAATCTTTGGTACAGGTATTCAGATTGTATCTGGAGATATTCCTAGGCCAAGGTCTATACCTAAAGCACCTTAATGCTAAGGTAGGAAAGGCGGGTTACCCCGCCTTTTTTTATGTATAGTTATTTACGCTAGCATTATACGCTAAAACTGCTGCCGCACCCGCAAGTAGATTGGGCATTTGGGTTGCTAATAACAAACTGCGAACCTTGTAGATCATCTTTATAATCTACGCTTGCGCCCTGTAAATATTGCATACTCATTGCATCAATCAATAACCCTGTATTTCCTAGCGGCATTTCAAAATCATCTTCATTCTTTATTTCATCAAAAGTAAATCCATAGCTCATACCACTACACCCGCCACCTTGAACAAAAGTTCTTAATTTTAAATCGGGGTTATTTTCTTCTGCAAAAAGATCTAAAATTTTTGTCTTTGCTGATTCTGTTATTGTTATCATACTCTGAAACTTTCTCCGCAACCACACCGGTCACGTTCATTAGGGTTTTTAAAATCAAAGCCTTCGTTGAGTCCATTACGAACCCAATCCATAGTCAATCCATTTAGATACGCTTCGCTCTTTACATCTACAAGAACTATAAAATCTTTTTGAGCGTAATTGGTCACGCCGACTTCATCATCATACTTATCAACATATTCCATTGTATATGCCAATCCACTACAACCAGTAGTCTTTACACCAAGACGAATACCAACTCCTTTGCCACGTTTTTGAAGTTGAGTTTTAATTTTCTCATATGCTTTTTCAGTTAGCGAGATCATATCTTGGGTCCGTTAAATAACGGAGTGCTGTTTTCACCTGTACCCAGCACACAAGCTATTTTTTCATTAAACTGAATTAGAGTCCATGATTTTGTTTCTTCATTCACAAACAAGGTGTATTTTGACACTTTGTCGCCGGATTCAATTCCTAACCAGATAGGCTTTTCTTTGTAGTCGCTGCCAATTAATCCTCGAAACAATGTCTCCGTGTCAGTACATTCTACAGACTTTTGCATAGTCACTGATTGTGCGAACACAGCACCTGACAGTATAATGCCAAAAATTAACCACTTAAACATATTTTTTTCTATAGTCAGCTACTGCCGCCTTGATAGCATCCTCTGCTAGAATACTACAATGAATCTTTACTGGCGGTAATGCTAATTCTTC